AACCTATGTCGGCAATTACAGCGGTAATTTTACTGGTAATTATACTGGTAATTATCTTGGTCCAATCCCATATTCTGCGCCTTACTCTGCAGCAGGAAACTTTAGTAGTAACTTTACTGGAAATTATACTGGCATAATTCCTGGATCACCAACTCCTGGACCAAACTATACTGGTTTCTATACTGGGGTCATTCCTGGATCACCAACTCCTGGACCAACATATACCAGCGTAAACATACTATATTACACTGGTTATTACACAGGTCCAGGTGGTTCTTATACAGGATATTATTCGGGTACAGCACCATATTCTGGACCAACGTATGGTACACCACCATCTCCTGGACCAAACTATACTGGTACCTATACTGGGTTTTTTGCTGGAGTTGCACCAGGACCAAACTACACTGGTTTCTATGCTGGCGTAATTCCTGGATCTCCAACACCAACAACCTTTACTGGATATTATCAGGGAGCTCCAACTCCTGGACCAAACTATACTGGTTTCTATTCTGGCGTCATTCCTGGATCTCCAACACCAACAACCTTTACTGGATATTATCAGGGTGCAGGAGTTCCCTACGTTGGTTTTTATACTGGGACGAGAACGTTTACTGGTGAATATGCTAGTGGCGTTGAACCAGGAACATTCCAATACTTCACAGGATACTATCAGGGAATTCTTCCAGGTGGACCAGTAAACTACATTGGATATTTCCAAGGAACTCCAGCGCAGGTGTATTATACTGGATACTATCAAGGTCCAGACTTAGCACCTGGAGAACCAGGAGATTCGTTTACTGGTGAGTATCTAAGTCCAACACCAGTACCACAATTCTACACTGGTTTTTTTGCTAATATCACCACCCCGACACCAACAGCCTTTACTGGTTATTATCTTGGTCCAGCACCAGCAGGTCCAAACTATATTGGTTACTACACATCTGGTCCAATCCCATTCGCTGGTTCATATAATGGTCCAGGACCAAACTATACTGGGTTTTATGCAGGAGTAATCATTTCTCCACCAAGTCCGACAAACTTTACTGGGTATTATCAGGGAGCTCCAACTCCTGGTCCAAACTATACTGGTTACTATTCTGGTGTGATTACTGGATCTCCGACTCCAACAAACTTTACTGGATATTATACTGGAGCGCCTGTACCGACAAATTATACAGGATACTTTACTGGATTTTATGCAGGCCCATCAATTCCAGGCAGTAATTATACAGGATTCTTTACTGGAGGCGTAAACTATACTGGTTATTATCTTGCAGGACCAACCGCATATTCTGCGCAATATTCATCAGCGTTTACACGTTACTTCACTGGAACGATTCCAGGATCGCCGACTCCTACAAACTATACTGGGAATTACGCTGGAACGATTCCAGGATCACCGACTCCTGGACCAAACTATACTGGATTTTATACAGGATTTTTCTCTGGTGTAGGAACAGCATATACTGGGTTTTACTCTGGTCTAACAAACTACTCTGGAACTTATTCAGGCAGTTATATAAATAGTTTTACAGGAAATTACTCTGGCGCAACAATTCAAGCGACCAAAGATACAGTTTCGACAATTAAATTGTGGATTAGGACTGCATAAAAATGGTATTGAGAAATAAATCTTCAGCAACACCCGTTTCTGCTGCAAACTGGCAGGGTCTCCAGCAGATGTCTGTTGAAGAGGTGAAGAACTATATCGCACAAACTCTGACAGTTTCCTTTGGTGCAAACTCAGATGGTACAGGCACGGCAGAAATAAACATTACCACAAACAACAGTGGTTCTGGTACTACAATCGGAACATTCTCAGATACGGATCGCCAAGAAGCAACTGGTACTCATCCTGCAACTGGTGCTGTTGACACTGTTACATATACTGCTAAACAGGTTACTGCAGTTGCTACGGAAAATATTACTAATCGTCCTCTAAAATATGACGACGGTATCAAAGAACTGACAGATGCTCAGATTGATACTGAGATTCTGGATTATGCTATTAATGCGATGGTCTCCGAAACAACTTATACTGCAGGACAGTATAGACTACAACCAACTGCACCAACAGGCGGCACATGGGTTTCGCGTTATACTCTAACAGATGTTGCCAATGGTGGAAACACAGTAACATATCTGTGGCAGAAAACTGCTGCGACTACTCTTTCAGACTCCAATTTAAAACCACTGAAACTTATTGACACCAAAGATGTCAAAGAAATGTCATCTTCGGAAATTCTACAGATGCTTCCGAATTTCAGAAACAGAATTGTTGATAGTGGCGTAGGATTGTATAAGGTGCAATCATCTGCTCCTGTTTCTGGTGGAACGTGGGTCGAACTTGGTGATCAATTTGCAGATACACGCGAACAAGTAACGCCACAGAACTATCTGGGTAACTTCAGCGGTAACTATGCTGGAACATTCTCCGGATCTAGAAATTATTCTGCGAACTATGCTGGAACATATTCTGGTGTATTCGCAAATAACTTTAGCGGTGGATATGTTGGACCAGCAAACTATTCAGGAGCATATTCTGGTTCATTCGCAAATAACTTTAGCGGTGGATATGTTGGACCAGCAAACTATTCAGGAACTTACTCACAAGGTTTCACTGGTAACTATGTCGGCAACTATGTCGGTACTGCTGGTTATTCTGGAAATTACACGCAAAACTTTAGTGGTAACTACACAGGAACATATGCTGGTTCTAGAAACTATGCAGGAACCTATGCGGGCAACTATCTAGGGACATATTCGAGAAACTTCTCTGGAACATATACTCTATTCTTCGGTGGTTTCGTCGGTGGTAATTTCGTTGGCAACTACCTAGGATCGTTCAGCGGAAATTACCTTGGAAACTATTCAGGTTCTAGAAACTATGCGGGCAACTATGCTGGAACATATCTCGGTACATACTTAGGATACTTTACTGGTAACTATGTTGGACCAGCAACCTACTCCGGAACATATTCTGGGACCTACACAGGGTTCTTCTCTGGTAATTATGCTGGAACTGCAACATACACTGGTAACTATACTGGATACTTTACAGGGTTTTACACTGGATTCTTTGCAGGAACTGCAACATACACTGGAAATTACACAGGTTTCTTCACAGGAAACTACACTGGGTTCTATGCTGGTTCTAGAAACTATACAGGTAACTACATTGGAAACTTCAGTGGAACATACTCCAATAACTTCTCTGGCGCAACAGTGATTGAAACAAAAGAAACTGTATCGACGATAAAACTTTGGGTTCGCACAGCATAAAAACCCTTGACTTTTGGGATAAAATAGCGTATATATAATAGTGAGAAAAATATTTTTTAATGGAGATTTGAATGAGTACTACGCGAACTATTGAAAACCCTTACTGGGCGAATAAAGAAAAACAACATGTCATCGCAGAGTTCGTTTATCCTGATACGGGTAAACGAGCAACTGCATCGATTATGAACGATGGAACTAATCGTGACTTTGACGAATTGATGAAGAAGTTTAGCGTCGAGCAAATTGATGCGAATACCAAGAAACGGTTTGATGACCGCAACCAACATATCAAACATAATATTGAACGGCAGAAAGTTGATAAGACACGTATGCAGCAAGAGCAACTGTTCGCTGCGAAACTAGATGCATTTGAAATCGACTTGATCAAGTCCTCGAAGAATCGCGAGTTGAAGTCTAAGATTCGTAAAGCAAAGAACATCATGGAAGTAACTGCCTATACTGTCATTCTTCTACAGCAAGAAGAAGCAAACACTGCTATTATCAGAGAAGCAGTTGATGCCGAATAATGGTTTCCTCTACGTCGCAACAGTAAGAAAGGGGTATTACAGAGCAGCAAGGAATTCTGCTATATCTCTGCGCGACTTTTATCCTGATGCACATATCACATTCTTTACACATGAAGAATGGGTTCAACCAGATGATTATGAAATCTTCGATACAATCATTACTGAAAATGTTCCGAGAGACAAGCGAGCAAAACTGTGGGCGCTTGATCAGACACCATATGACTTGACCGTCTACATGGATTGTGATACGGAAGTTGAACATGAAGACATAACTAAGATCTTTGATCAGATTCCCGAAGATGTAGATGTGTTGTTTACTGCTAATCGTCCATACAATGCAGCAATAACTAAACTCTCAGACACTGAAGAAATGACTGAGCATTGTGGTCTGTTCGTCTATCGAAATAATGATCATACACTAAAACTAATGCGTGCTTGGTATGATGAGTATTGGGAACAGAATAAACCAGGATGGGATCGTAAGCATTATCCTGAATCTGCTCTGCAGTGGGACACATTCACAATGTGGAGACTACTAAATCACTTTGATTTTGGTGTCAAGACTGCGAGATTCCCCGACCCAGATGCCAGATGGAACTTTGTTTCAGGTTACAAAGAAGAAGAATTACAGGGTCAACCAATAGTAATTTATCATTACACAATTCCACATTCCTTATTGAGTTAAACAGGACACACATGCTACAATTTACAAATTCAGTTTCTAAAGAACTAAGTGATATTCTAGAACCATTTACCCAATGGTTCTTTGAGCAAAATGATCAACATCTTGTTCTCGGACCACAAGACATGCAAGAAAAGCGTGCTGGTGGATTGAATGTGGATACTGCTACTGATCAGCAGTACTTAAATCATATTGTTAACAAGGGCGAGAAACATGTTGGGTTTCCAGAAGTCGCAGTGTGTACCGACATGGGCACAGCGCATGGGCAACCATGGTTCCCTTCTGAATATGGAAGAAGGCAACAAGAAACTAATAAAGAATTGATGTATTACCTTGGTGCAAAAAATAATGCGGTCTTCACATACTACCCTGAAAATGGTTTTATGGGTTGGCATACCAACTGGAATGCAGCAGGATATAATATTCTAATTACATATAATTCAGAAGAAAACGGTGGTTACTTTCGTTACCTAGATCCAGTAACAAAAGAAGTTGTTACTATGGTCGATCCAAAAGGATGGTCATGTAAGGTTGGATATTTTGGCGACCGCAGCGATCCAAATAAAATCATCTATCATTGTTGTGGCAATTCTGCAAAGAGATTGACATTAGGTTACGTTGTTCCGCATCTCGATATCTGGCGTTCCATGATCGAAGACATCTCGGGCGAGGATGCTTCTCACTTCGGTTAATCTTTAATCTTTTGACGTTCTTTATGCTTTGCCAATAGTTCTTCTAAGATAGTCAAACTTTCGTGCATCTTTTCAATATCATCCAGCATCTTTGGAACGGCAACTGATGCTTGGTTTATAATTGCTTGTTCGTAGTTTGCGCGAGGAATGGTAGCAAGTTCAATTCTTCTGCGTTTAAAGAAATCTTTTATTCTGCTCAATAAAGTAGGTTTCCGTGCCTGCACCATGTTCAACTGACTACCTTTCTGGTCAGTTGCCTGTTGGCGCATCTTTACGATTTGATCTTCTCGTGCCTTTTCTGCTGCCTTTTTTTCTGCGGCAAGTTTTTCATTTACTTCTCTAAGAATCCGCAATTCTTCCATCAATTGCGGATCTGTCACATGCACAGTTTCTACAACAGTTTCAATTACGACAGGAGGATTTTCTACAATCTCTTTTGCTTTAGCAATTGTTTCTGCTACTATTTTCGATTCTTCTTCTACTGCAAGTTTCTGCCGCTGCAATTCTTCATGTTTTTCTTGTGCGATTCTTTCTCTATCAAGTTCTTCTTGAGAAGGCTCAATTGTTTCTACCTCTACCGCTTCTTGCATATTCCCGTCTATCCACTCTTGTTCTTCAACAATTTCCAGTGGAGGAGTCGATACTAGTGGTTCTGGAATATAATCTTGTGGTGGTGGCGCAACGACCCTTGCTCTTGCCATATTACTTTGTTCCTATTACCATGAAGCGATCGAAGTTTACTTTGCCATCCCAAGACCAATATGATTGTTCTATTTGTCCCTGATATAAAACATCACTAACACCGATATTTTCGATGTGTTCCTCTATAGTCGGAACACAATTAATACCATACATCTCTTTGAATACATTGGATGACTGGCAAGCAAAAATACAATCTGGATTTGCGGTTGTCATTTTCTTTAACGGATACATGGTCTCGCAGCAAAGAGAAACAACTAAATCTGTTTCTAATGCATTGATGTCATGATAAGCAAAGGGAATATCCCAGTTGATGTGATTTAGTTCGATGTCCCTGTCATCATTATAGTGACGATTAAACACCTTTGATAATTCTAGTGCGTCTTTATCAATATCAATCAGATTGATTTTCTTGACATTCAGATTTTCACAGAGAAGTGGAACCAGAGGAAATCCTAACCAAGAATTTAGGATTGTAATATCCAGAGGATTTGAATCTAGAGTCAATCTCTGTAGGTTTTCCACCAACCAGATAGCAGCATCCATCGTGTTTGGGTTCATAGACTTGCGAAAGTCTTCGTGTTTCCAAGGCATTTCATGATTGATCTTATCCAGACCATCACCCCAATTACGATAGTTATTCAAAAAATTATAGTTTAACATCTTGTGGTCTTTCCATTGAATCATATAAACAAATAAGAGGCTCTTCGCGGATAACTTGTTCTCTCACATCTGTCGGCCAAATATATCCGTAGTTGTAACTGTATACCCAACCATCAGGGAAATGATTGATTTTTAGTAGACGATCTCTCTGATGACCAAAAAGATTATCAAGACCTCGATAATAATAAAACATCTGATCAGGATAATCTCTAGCGAATTTGGTAATCTTATCGATATCTAATCTGTCGTTCCATCTCAACACACTAGAATTTAGATCCGTATATTTGTATGGAATCTCTTTCGTATCCTCTTTCATTTTATTCATATTGTGCCAGTGAGTACGAACAAAAGTTAAACCATCTTCTGGATCGTGGTCTACAATACAATCAATATTATTTTGAATACCAATATCTAAATCGAGAAATAGTTTTTCGCCCTGTTGTCGAACGACTCGTCGATTAAACAAGTATAGTTTATTCCACCATTTTTCATAGTAGTTATCAGCAGGAAGAGGAATTACATTGACTTCTGGGTGCAAACCAACAGAATGTTCAGTTAAACAGTAAAAATTGAAATCAGTTGTTATATGTTCTTTACATTGCTCGAGGATAAGATTAACATGTTCTGAATCATATTTAAATCCCCACTTCACTGTGTATATATTAATCATTCTACGTTCCAATGTTCTAACAGATCAGGGTCAACTAAGGACTCCTGCTTCACTTTACCTCTGCTATTATCCTTGAACGGAAGCAGGTCTACATTAAATACGCAGAGGATACAGTCTTTTCTATATTTAGCGACTTCTAAATCGTCTTCGTGCCAGTTACGACCACGATTGTATGAATAGGCAAATGTGCTTGGGAAGTGTGCCCAGAGTGGAGTGTTGCTAAAGTCTCCCCAACGCCAACTGTGATAGTTGTCTGTTCCGTCGGTGAATGTAAACCAAATACGTTCTTGATGTTCCAGAACATCGTGCCAGATACATTCTGTCTGATCATCTGACCACACCATACAACTGCCATTGGTATATGCGCCATGCGCCAATTTAAAGTTACGAGACTTCATAGGTCGAGGGTCTTGCCACCACGAACGCAACTTGGTAGGATTCTCTAGGTCATAAGTGATGATCGGCGACAAATCATTTTGAATGATAACATCAAGGTCGAAAAAGACAAATCTTCCAGTGGGTTTATCGTCTGCGAAGTTATGTGTATTGAAGATGAACGTCTTTGGTCTGTCCCAACAACGTGCCATGCCGTATTTGAAATCATCTGATCCAAACCAGTATTTGGGGTGGATGTCGGGAATGTCTGGGAAGTCGATGACTTTAATCTCATTATCAAAACCTTCACTGTTGTCTGTATAGCAATAGAAGTGAAACTCAAAGTTATCTGGGGTGTGCTTCCTTGCCATTCGATAAAGTCGATTGACAAAATCGGCATCATATTTGGTACCCCATTTACAGCAAACGTAATTTACTCTCATTTCCATAATCCAATAATATTTTCGTCATGACAGTCAGACAGTTCTTGTTGTTCTTTTGCTGATGGATGTGGTACGTTGTCTGTATTGAACAAGCAAATCTTAGCATCTGATCGAAACTTAAATCGTTCTACGTCGTCTGGATGATGTTTACCACGGTTCCAAGAATAGACCCATCCACCAGGAATATCCTTCCAGAAATCTCTTTGCCTCCAGTAATGATAGTTGTCACTTCCCTTGAAGAAAGTTTTAAATATCGATTCCGAATTCTCGATAGCATCTTTGTAAATATGCTCACAGGATTTACCAGGCCAAGTCATCATGCTTGAGTTGTAGAATGTTCCTCGAATATCAATAAACAATCTGTCGTGTTTCTGCGATTCTGGTTGCCACCGACAATAAATTATACGAGGTTTCTGCGCAAGTTCTGCAAGATCAGTTATATCTTCTTGGATTACTACGTCAAGATCAAAGTAGCACCAGTTGCCCTTATACCCCAACCAATTATGTGAATTGAATACTAAGAACTTTGCACGGTCAAAGCAGAAAGTTTCTTTTTCAAACCAATGCTTCGGGTGTAAAATACCATCGTCTGGTATTGGTGCAGTGTCACACTCAATCCCTTCTGCGTCATCGGTATAACATGTGAAAGTATATGACGCAGGATTGCGAGCATAATTTTTCTTTACCATATTGTAAAGATTATTTACATATTTGGCGGGATACTTATCACCCCACTTAATGCATACGAAGTTCATCATATTCTTTATCTGCTCCAGGGAATTGATCCAATCCGTTTAGTAATGCTATCGTGTAACTCGGTCGATAGTAAAATGATTCGTTGTGGTCGTCAATTCCATAATAATCTGCTCCATAAACAAAAGAATAAATCTCGCCCTTTGGAAAGTAATTGAATCTAAAATCTTCATGCCATAAAAATCTATCATCACCAAAGTATTTAACCATGAAGTAATCTGGGTCTGTTTGAAAGTGCTCCCAAATATGGTTAACAGTACCTTCTTTCCACATCATGACGCTTGAGTTATAATTACTCAAGAAGCGCATACTATGTGTTTCCCCAACAATATTCGGAAACTCTTTATTCTTCCAATAAGTATACGCTATTGTTGGATAAATGTCAAGGTAATTCCACAAATGATCAATATTTTTTTGTATTCTAACATCAAGATCCAGATATAAAGTGTCTCCCAACCCTTCTAGAGTATACATCCATATTTTAATCCAATGACCGTCTATACCCTCTGGCATTGGAATTATTTTTATGATTGGATCTAGGTCTGTTGGATCGTCGGTGATACAAGCATAGTTGTATTTTCTCTCAGTATCATTTACTATTCTGTTTACTTCCGACGCAGAATATTTTTTGCCATATTTTAACATCAAGATCGTTTGCATAGTATTCTCAGTTATTATAAATATTACCGTATAATTTATAAGGGTTCCAGATGGCACAAATTCAAAATATATACATTGATCAGGGAACAACTTTTTCTTTATCTCTTGTAGTAAATGATCAGAATGGAGATCCGAAAGATCTTTCCGATTATACTGTAGCAGCACAAATGCGCAAATCATATTACACTAATACTTCTATAAATTTTACTGCAGCGGTTTCTCTACCAGAAGATGGCGAGGTTACAATTTCATTGACCGCTATTCAAACATCAGCAATAAAAGCAGGTAGATATGTATACGATATCGAAATTACAGGCGATGGTGAAACGCTGCGAGTCCTTGAAGGAATCGTCGTAATTAATCCGGAGGTAACCAAATAATGGCACTTAAAGTTACTGTAGGAACTTCAAATACTATAAATACAAATATAGTAAGTAAAAAAACGGCAAACAAAGTCGAGACACTGGCAGATGTAGATCTAGAAGGTGTTCAAGATGGATACACATTAATTTACAATAACGTAACAAAAAAATGGGAAGCAGCAAACCCTGCATCTGAAGTGATATTAGATAATATAGACGGTGGAACGTATTAAAATAGGCACAAACCAAAGGGATAAGTCTAAATGTCAACAATTATTCAAATCAAAAGAAGTTCAGGTGCAACTGCTCCATCAACATCCGCTCTCCTTGAGGGGGAAATGGCATACGCACAAGACGCCAGCAATAATGGCGCAGGTGCAAAACTTTACATCGAATCGGTTGAAGGTAGCAGCGAAGCCATTCATGTAGTTGGTGGTAAGTATTTCACAGACAAGGTTGATGCTCGTCTTATCGACGCAACAACAACAGTTGGTGGCAAAGCAACCTTTGCTGAAGGAACAAACAATGGTTCCAACAAAGTAACTCTGAAAGCACCAGATACACTTGCTGCTGATCTTACTCTGGTTCTCCCAACTGCAGACGGTACAGATGGTCAGATCCTTACCACAAACGGTTCGGGTCAACTCGCATTCTCGTCACCTGCTTCGTCGTCGTTCACAATCAGCGACAACCAAGGAACTCCAAATACTGATTCCTTCTCAACTGGCGGAACTCTAACTTTTGCTGGTTCAGCTGGTGTCAAAACAACAGTTTCAGACAACCAAGTTGCTATCGTTGCTGATATTACTGGTGCTACTGCTCTGACATCACTTGCTGATGCAGACGAATTCCTTGTTTATGATGCTTCGGCGACTGCAAACAAGAAGATTACTGCTGAAGATATTGGCGATTACATCTACGCTGCGGTTTCAGGCGACATTACAATCAGCGAATCAGGTGTTGCTTCGATTGCTGCTAACTCGGTTGCTCTTGGAACTGACACAACTGGTAACTATATTGCGACTGTCGCTGGAACTGCAAACCAAGTTTCGGTTTCAGGTTCAGGTTCTGAAGGTGGCGCAGTTACTGTTGCTCTTACAGACGATGTTGCTCTTGTCGGCGACCTAACAGTTGGCGGTAACGATATTAAAGCAAATGGTGGCACAACTGCAATCACTCTTTCGGGTGCGGACGTTGCGGTTGCTGGCGACCTAACAGTTACAGGAAACGACATTAAGTCATCTTCTGCAACTGCACTCTCACTAAGTGGTGCAGATGTTACTGTTGCTGGCGATCTTACCGTAACTGGTAATGACATCAAGGCATCAGGTGGAACTACTGCTCTAACAATGGACGGTGCAAACGTTGCTGTTGCTGGTGACCTAACAGTTACTGGTAATGACATCAAGTCGTCAGGTGGAACTACTGCTCTCACACTTTCGGGTGCTAACGTAACAGTTGCTGGAAACCTTACGGTTTCTGGAACAACAACCACTGTTAACTCAACAACTCTAACAGTAACCGATCCTCTCGTATTCGTTGGTAACGACAATAACGCAACCGACGCAGTTGACATCGGTCTGTTCGGTATGTATGACACCAGCGGTTCACAAGACCTTTACTCGGGTATCTTCCGCGATGCGTCGGATGGTAAGTGGAAACTCTTCAAGGATTCGCAATCTGCTCCAACTACCACTGTTAACACAGGCGCAACTGGTTATACCATTGCTACTCTCGTTGCTAATCTTGAAGGCGGAACAATTTCGAACCTTGCTTCAGCAATCAGTGTTCCAAACGGTGGTACTGGTGTAGGAACCTTAACTGCTAACGGTGTTCTCTTCGGTAGTGGAACTTCTGCTATCCAAGCAACTTCAGTTGGTACTGCTGGACAGGTTCTAAAATCTGGTGGTTCTGGCGTTGCTCCTTCGTTCGGCAATATCGACGGTGGAACTTACTAATATATAATACGGGAGGGGAATTTCTCCCCTCCCACTTTTTTGGAGATACATAATGGATCAAACTAAATTTATCAATTCGTATATTGCAAACCTTGCTGAACGACTGAAGGCATTGACACTTGATAATATCATGCTGAACACACAACTTACAATGGCAAATGAAACGATAGCAGAACTCGCGCAGAAAAATCAAATTCTAGAACAAGAAAAGAGTCAACCAAAACCCAATGGGGGTTATGTTGATCTGGACGGAAGTCTATCATTTGGTACTACAGAGGGTTATACTATTGCAGACGAGGATGTAAATGACAGCAGCGACAACGATAGTCCAAGTAAAACGTAGCGAGACTGCTAGTGCAGTACCAACTGGTGCAGATCTAGCGGTTGGCGAACTTGCTGTTAATCTAACAGATAAGAAAATTTACTCTAAGAAGACTGATGGAACAGTTGTTGGTCTTGGTGGAGTATCAGTAAATGATGGTGGGGCGAACGCAGGAGTGACGACCATCTCATTTGCTGACACCATTTTTGGAGATTTTGTTGTTGACACTACAACAACTCCTGGGGTTGCAGTCGTTCGTCTTAATCAAAATGCAGATTTAGATTACGGTTTAATTACCGACAATGTTTTCGAGTACAACTCAATCGATTACGGGAGCATTTAACGTGGCAGCAAGAGTCAAATTGAGAAGAGGTACTTCGGTGCAGCATCAAAATTTTACTGGTGCAGAAGCGGAAATTACTGTAGATACAACTAACTGGTCAGTGAGGGTGCATGATGGATCTACTGCTGGGGGGCACGAACTTCTAAAAGCGTCTTTAGAAAATATTGAAAATGGCGCCATTCTCGATGGTGGAACATATACCTAAATAGGGTGGATTAGGAGATAAAAATGGCAACGATTTTACAACTTAGAAGAGGAACTACCGTCCAACACTCGTCCTTCACGGGTGCTGTTGGCGAAGTCACTGTCGATACAACAAAAGATACAGTAGTTGTTCATGATGGTACCACTGCAGGTGGTAAACCTCTGGCAACAGAAGCATATGTTACTTCGCAAATTCAAACCAAAGATAACAGCGACGAGATTACAGAAGGTTCGACGAACCTCTACTTTACGAATACAAGAGCAAGAGATGCATTTAGTGCAGGTACTGGTATTACGATCTCCTCAGGCGCTATCGCAACAACAATCACACAGTATACAGATGCTCTTGCACGTGGTGCTGTATCTGTAACAGACAGCGGCGGCGATGGATCGCTTGCATACAACTCTAGCACTGGTGTAATCACTTATACTGGTCCGAGTGCAACAGATGTTCGTGCTCACTTCAGCGCTGGAACTGGTGTTACTATTACCAATGGTCAAGTTGCTATTGGTCAGGCAGTTGGAACTGGGTCTAATGTTACATTCAACGATTTAACTGTTAGCGGTAATCTAACGGTTTCTGGAACTACAACCACAGTAAATACCGAAACTATTAATCTTGCCGATAATATTATCTTACTGAACAGTAATGAAACTAGCACACCAAGTCAAAATGCTGGTATCGAAATTGAGCGTGGATCTTCTACAAATGTCGTATTTCAATGGAATGAAACTACTGATGTTTGGGAATATACAGTAGACGGAACTAACTATATTCCAGTTGTTGGTACCACAGCGACTCAAACATTAACCAATAAAACAATCAGCGGTTCATCTAACACATTATCGAACATTGCTAATTCATCTCTGACAAACAGCAAAGTTACAATTGGTTCGACCGATGTAAGTCTCGGCGGAACTGTGACAACCTTCGCTGGACTTTCTTCAGTCACCTCAACTTCGTTCGTTGGTGCTCTAACTGGTAATGCGTCAACAGTAACTAACGGTGTTTATACCACCGATACTGGCACAGTTACCAACGCTATGCTTGCTGGTTCGATTGCAAACAGCAAACTAACCAACAGCAGCATCACTTTAGCAGGCACTGCAGTTTCTCTAGGTGGTGCATTCACCGCAACTAATATGCTTGATGCAATTAAGACAGTCGATGGTGCAGGTTCAGGACTAGACGCCGATCTACTGGATGGCAACTCAAGCGCATATTTCCGCATTAATGTTTACAATGCAGCAGGGACTCTATTGAATTAATATGTCAACAGTCATTCAACTCAAGAGAAGCGAAACCACAGGAGCAATTCCCACAGCAGTTGATATTGCAGTTGGAGAACTTGCAGTAAACTTAGCAGATGGGGCGCTGTATTCTAAAAAAACTGATGGAAGTATCATTGAAGTCGGTGGATACAATCCAGAATTCTTTACAATTCCAGAAACAATCGATCTCGGTGACATCGCAGGAGTGAATCCTGCAGTGTATGACATGGGTACATTATAAATAGTCCCAAAGAGGACAAGATATGGCAATTTCTTCAAGGCAAGGTTTAATAGATTACTGTCTCCGCAGACTCGGATTTCCAGTAATCGAAATTAATGTAGACGATGATCAAGTAGAAGATCGTATCGATGACGCATTACAATATTTTCAAGAGTATCACTTCGACGGTGTCGAGAGACTCTACCTAACACACAAAGTTACAACCGCAGAACTAAAATTCTCAGGATTATCATCGCCATCGTTTGAAAACAACGAGATGTTAGTCGGTAACACCTCAGGTGCAACATGTATCTTATATACATTATCCGGAACTACCGCAAGAATAACCAACGTAAAGGGCGCATTTACAGCAGGTGAAACTGTAACTGGATCTACCTCGGGATTCAGTAGAGCACTCGCAGCAACTAATTTCTATACTGCAGGAGACATTCAAAACGGTTATCTTCCACTTCCAGATTCGGTAATTGGTGTTATCCGTGTTCTACCTGTCAATGGTCCAAGTTCTGGTATGAACAATCGCAACAACATGTTCGATCTTATCTATCAGTTCCGCTTAAATGACATGTATAACTTGCTCTCTGCTGACATGGTTTACTACACCCAAGTTCAACAGCATCTATCTATGCTTGATATGCTTCTGGTTGGCGATCGGTCATTCAAATACAATCGTAAAATGGACAAGATGTATATTGATATGAATTGGGAAGAAGTATTAAATCCTGATGATTTTATTGTCGTTGAATGCTATCGTATCCTAGACCCATCAACATATACACAAGTCTATGATGACATGTTCCTAAAACGTTATTCAACTGCATTGATCAAACGTCAATGGGGAGAGAACATGAAGAAGTTTGGTGGGATCCAACTTCCAGGAGGTGTCATTCTAAACGGTAAAGAGATCTACGAAGAAGCAGTCGAAGAAATCGCAACAATCGAAAACGAAATGCAATTAAAGTCAGAGTTGCCAATAGACTTCATGGTTGGATAAGACATGCCAACGAACTTCTACTTTCAATCTGGTAATACATCTGGAACCACAAACGAACAACGTTTGGTGGAAGATCTTGTCATTGAAAGTTTGAAGATCTACGGACATGACGTTTACTATTTACCAAGACAAACAGGCAATCTAGATGGAATACTCGGCGAGGATGCGCTTCAGTATTTTGATCAAGCATATCCACTTGAAATGTATCTCGAGAACGTCCAAGGATTCGAAGGTGAAGGCGAACTATTTACTAAGTTCGGGTTTGAGTTTAGATCTTCAGCAACATTCGTAGTTGCTAAGAGGCGTTGGGAAGAAGGTGTTGCTCAGAATGCAACTGTTCAACTACCCGATCGTCCAGCAGAAGGCGACCTACTTTACTTCTCGAAAACCAAAACATTTTTCGTAATCAAGTATGTCGACTTCTTGAATCCGTTTTACCAACTTGGTAAGATATACACGTTTAAACTGCAGTGTGATGTATTCGAATTCAGTTCGGAAAGAATCGATACTGGAATTGCAGAAATTGATTCAATTACGGACACATCAAGTCAAGACGTTTACAGATTCCAACTGTTAATGCAGTCAGGTGATTTGGTTCTAAACAATAGTGACGATTCAATTATCCTAGAGGTATATGCTACAGCAGATACTGATAAGCAAGCAGACAATGATGAATTCGAGGTAGAAGCAGAAGGCATTCTAGACTTCACGGCATTCAATCCATTCGGTGAGGTACAGAAAAGAGCATAATGTTTTTACGTCAACACTTCTATCACCAACACATTAGAAAAGCAATTATTGCTTTCGGCACAATCTTCAATCAGATCTCAGTTAAGAGATACAATTCTGATCAAGAAGTCGTGCAATCTGTTCGTGTTCCTTTAGCATATTCACCAAAAAATAAGTTTCTTGCTCGTATCGCAGAAGTTCCATCAACTACAACCCAAGCAGCAGCAATTATTCTGCCGCGAATGGGTTTCGAGATTACGGGATTACAATATAATCCTGCGAGAAAAATTAACTTGTTGACAAAGAACGTGGCAGTTGGTCAGGGTGACGACCCTAACGTACTGCGAACTCAATTCACCAGCACACCATATGATATGAATATTTCATTGTATGCAATGGCAAAGAATCAAGACGATGGTTTACAAATTATCGAACAAATAATTCCGTTCTTCAATCCTGACTTCTGTGTTACCGTATCCGATATTCCTTCAATGGGTATTAAGAGAGACCTTCAGATAATTCTCGATTCTATTAATTATGAGGATGATTATGCTGGCGACTACATGCAAAGACGTTCAATTGTTTGGACGCTAAACTTTACGCTTGGGTTGAATCTTTATGGTCCAGTCGAGCAGCAAGGAATTATCCGAACTGCGATTGCGAATACATATACAGATATTGAGCAACCAAATTATGAACAAAAATATCAAGTAACAACAAATCCAGATACTGCTGCGGTGACTGACGATTGGGATTATGTGGAGCAATTCGATGAATTCTATGAACAAGGGTAATTATCAAGATCTCGATGATCTTTTCGGAACCGAAACAACAAAGATCCCCGAAGAAACAATTGAAGTAATTGAGGTAGAAGTTCTCCCAGCGACCACAACTACATCCTCAGTTCCAGCAATTATAGAATCCACGGGTAATGATATCGAAGATGACTATAACAATGCAAGAAATAAACTCAATGAGTTGATTGGGACTAGTCAAAAAGCATTAGAGGGCATGTTAAATGTCGCTCTCGCAAGTGACAGTCCTCGTGCTTATGAAGTAGTCGGGCAGTTGATCAAAACAACTGGTGATACTGCGAAGGATCTATTGGATCTACAAGCAAAAAAGAAAAAAATTCTGCAGGATGATAACAAGAAAACTCAGCAAATCGACACGCAGAATAATATTATCTTTTCTGGTAGCACCCAGGATTTACTCAAGGCGTTGAAAGCAGAGAAAGCAAAAGTAATAGAACATGATAGTTGAGGAATCCTCGTATCACGGTAATATTAATTTAAAACCGATCGGATACAAACATAATTTTACTCCGGAGCAATTGACAGAACTCGCATTATGCGAGGAAGATCCAATTTACTTCATTGAAAATTATTGTATGATTGTTTCGCTGGACGAAGGTCTTATTCCATTCAAACTCTATGAATGTCAGAAGCGCAAAGTCCACCACATCCTAGACAATCGTAAAGCGATTCTCATGGAGGGTCGCCAGCAGGGTAAGACTATTACATCTGCTGCTTGTATCTTGTGGTATACACTGTTCCAAGATGCAAAAACTGTTGCTATTCTTGCGAACAAGACTTCTGCTGCTCGCGAAGTCATGAATCGTTATCAAGGTATGTTTGAGAACTTGCCTCTCTGGATGCAGCAAGGCGTTAAGACTTGGAACAAGGGTGACGTTGAATTAGAAAACGGATCCAAGGTATTTACTGCTGCTACGACTGCCTCTGGTATTCGTGGTAAGTCGGTTAACTGGTTGTATATCGACGAAGCAGCGATTATTCCAAACACGGTCGCCGAGCAGTTCTTCGCTTCAGTTTATCCTACAATTTCTGCTGGTCAAACTACAAAGATTCTATTGACTTCTACACCTCTGGGGTATAACCACTTCTGGAAATTCTGGAACGAAGCGGAAAAGGGTGTCAACGGATTTGAACCAATGTTCATTCCATACACTGAAATCCCAGGACGCGACGAAGCATGGGCAGAAGAGCAACTCAAGATGCTCGGGGAACTCAAGTTCAACCAAGAAGTTCTGTGTAATTTCCTTGGTTCGAGTAACACTCTGATCAACGCACATACTCTTGGAGCGATGAGTTCTATTGACCCTATATACATGAAAGATGGTCTAGATATCTTCGAAGATCCCATCCCAGAGCATACTTATGTTATGGGTGTTGATACGGCAAGAGGTATTGGTGGCGACTATTCTGCGTTCACTGTGCTTGACGCAACCTCTGTTCCCTATAAACTCGTCGCTAAATACCGCAATAATAAAATACCACCAATGCTTTATCCTAACATTGTAAATAAGGTGGCGAGAGATTTTAATAATGCATATGTGATGATTGAAATTAATGACATGGGTCAGCAAGTCGCTGATATTTTGCATTCAGAATTAGAATATGATAATATTTTAACAACGTCGAAGGATACGAATAAACAATATCTTTCTCCAGGTTTCGGTAGAGCAACCCAAATGGGTGTTCGAATGACTAAGCAAGTAAAAAGGCAAGGTTGTTTTACACTAAAATCCCTGATGGAAGAAAAGAAGTTACTGATTTTTGATGCGGATACCATCTCAGAATTCTCTACCTTTATTGAAAAGATGGGAACTTGGATGGCAGACGAAGGATATTTTGATGACTTGGTGATGAGTTTAGTACTGTTTGCTTGGGTAACCAGCAACACATATTTCACAGATCTGACAGATATTGATATTAGAAAGAAGTTATATGATGGTCAGATGAAACAGATAGAAGAAGAACTGACACCATTTGGTTTGATAGTAAATGGCACTGAAGAAGAGTTTTTTGTTGATAGTGGAGACCTATGGTCAGTCGATACTAAGACCGTTAAACGTGGTTGGATGTAAAGTAAGCATTTTATAAATAACCTTATAAGCAAAAAGACAGTGGTTTTTGTCAGTTTTTATATACAAGGAGAAGAAAATGGCATTTCAATTATCGCCAGGAGTCCTAGTTACTGAAAAGGATCTAACTAGCGTCGTACCAGCAGTCTCAAGTTCTGCTGGTGGGTACGCTGGTTACTTCCTCTGGGGACCTGTAAACGAAATTCAAACAATTTCGTCAGAAAACCAACTCGTTCGCGAGTTTGGTAAACCAACAAGCACAACAACAGTTCACTTCCACACTGCTGCTAACTTTCTTGGTTACGGCAACAACCTGCAACTAGTTCGCACAGTTGGCACAGCAGCAAGAAATGCTGTTTCAACAGGTACGGCAATTGCGATTAACAATCAAGATGTATATGATGCATCTTATGCTGCAGGCGAAGCAGCAGTAGGAACTTGGGCGGCCAAGTATCCAGGAGCTATTGGTAATTCTCTGAAGGTTGGTATTGCTGATGCTGCAACATTCGGTGAATGGTCATACGTTGCACAGTTTGATGGTGCTCCAGGAACCTCTGAATATGCAGCAAATTACAATTCATCTGGTGATGAAGTCCACGTAATTGTTGTCGATGAAGATGGCGCATTTACTGGTGTTGCTGGTACTGTTCTAGAAAAGTTCCCATTCGTTTCTAAGGCATCTGATGCTAAGAATTCTGATGGTTCTTCGAACTACTATAAGAACGTAATTAACGCACAATCAAAATATATTTGGTGGATGGATCACCCATCATCGATGACTGATTGGGGATCAACAGCAGCAGTTGCAGGCGCATTTGTCGGACTGAATGCACCAGAAAACGTTTCTCTCACAAGTGGTGTTGATGCTGCTCCATCTTCTGGTGACCTTCAAACAGGTTACGATCTGTTTGCTAACAAGGAACTTGTTGACGTTTCGCTTCTTCTGACTGGTGGACATGCTGTTGCTGTCGCTCAGCACGTGATCGACAACGTTGTCCTTGATCGTCTTGACTGTGTTGTTTTCCTTTCACCACCACTTGCAGCAGTTCAAAACAATGCTGGTGATGAAGCAGATGACATCGTAACATACAGAAATACAACTCTCGATCGTTCGACTTCATACGCTGTTATGGATTCAGGTTGGAAGGTTCAATACGACAAGTATAATGACACATATATCAATATTCCTTTGAATGCTGATACTGCAGGTCTATGCGCACGTACTGACAATACCAACGATCCATGGTGGTCGCCTGCTGGTTTCAATCGTGGCGCAATCAAGAACTGCGTGAAACTTCTGTATTCGCCAAACCAAACAGACCGCGATACTCTTTACAAGAATGGTGTCAACCCAGTTGTATCATTCCCAGGACAGGGTGTTGTTCTTTATGGTGACAAGACACTTCTTGCGAAACCATCGGCATTCGATCGTATCAATGTTCGTCGTCTGTTCATCGTTCTTGAGAAGGCAATCGCGACTGCTGCTAAGTTCCAGTTGTTCGAATTCAACGATGTCTTCACTCGTTCGCAGTTCAAGTCACTAGTTGAACCATTCCTCCGCGATGTTCGTGGTCGTCGTGGTATATATGACTTCCGTGTCGTTTGCGACGAATCAAATAACACTGGCGAAGTAATTGACCGTAATGAGTTTGTTGCAGATATCTACATCAAACCTGCTAAGTCAATCAACTTCATCTACCTAAACTTCATCGCAACACGTACCTCGGTATCGTTCGAAGAAGTTGGTGCCTAATAACCCGAATAAATAGAATTATAGGAGAAATCTAATATGGATATTTCAAAGTTTAAAGGGTTACTAGGTGCTGGTGGTGCAAGACCAAACCAATTCCGTGTATTACTCAACTGGCCTGGATATGTAACATCCGTTCCTGATAGAGAATATGCGCTGTTGGTAACTGGTGCTGCCCTTCCTGCATCAACAGTAAACCCAACTCTCGTTCAGTATCGCGGACGCGAAGTGAAACTCGCTGGTGAGCGTATCTTCGATCCGTGGACAGTAACAATCATCAATGACACTGAAATGTCGCTCCGTAAACCATTCGAAGAGTGGATGACAGGAATGAATGATCTGGAATTGAACACAGGTGTTCTTACACCAACTGAATATCAAGCAGATATTATCGTTCAGCATCTCGATCGTAATGATGAAGTTCTGATGGAATACACACTGTATAACTCATTCCCGATTAACATGTCGGAAATTGGTTTGCAATATGGTCAGAATGATGTAATCGAAGAGTTCACAGTAACATTCAATTACTCACACTACCTAACTAACACACTTTAAGAGTAATCTAATATTATGGAAATTTTTGGTTATAAGATTACACGATCTTCGGAGCCACCAACGGAAAAATCGTTCGTGGCTCCGACAGACGACGGTGGCACAGATGAAATTAAAGCAGGTGGTTACTACGGAACCTATCTAGATTTAGATGGGACTGCCAGCACAGAACAAGAACTGATTAGACGCTATCGTGACATTGCTGGAATGGCAGATGTCGACACAGCAATTGATGATATTGTTAATGACTCCATATCAAATCTTGATGACGAAGATCCAATTAGAATTAATCTGGATAACGTAGAGGTTTCTGCGGGCATCAAGAAAGATATCGAAAAAGAATTCGAAGAAATCTTAAGAATCTTAGATTTTAAACTAAGAGCGCACGATTACTTCCGTCGTTGGTATGTTGATGGGAGATTATTCTTTCACAAAGTTATCGACACAGCAAACCCAAAGCAGGGTCTAACTGATGTTCGATACATCGATCCACGGAAGATTAAAAAAGTTCGTGAGATCATCAAAGAAAAAGACACAAAGACTAATGTCGATTTCATCAAACGTATTGATGAGTATTTTCTCTTTAACGAGAAAGGTGTAGTACACCAAAAGTCAGCAAGCGCGAATGATTATTCAACCAGCGCGAATGCACTTAGAATCACAAAGGACGCTATCTGCCATGTTCCTTCTGGTCTTGTTGATCAGGATAAGAACGTGGGATTGTCGTATCTCCATAAAGCAATACGTCCAGCAAACCAACTCCGCATGATGGAAAACGCACTGGTGATTTATCGTATCACTCGTGCTCCTGAGCGTCGAGTATTTTATGTTGACGTTGGTAACCTACCTAAGATTAAAGCGGAACAATACCTCAAGGGTATTATGAACCAGTATCGTAACAAGATTGTTTACGATTCAAACACTGGTGAAATCCGTGACGATAAGAAATTCATGTCAATGCTTGAAGACTTCTGGTTGCCTCGCCGCGAAGGTGGTAGAGGAACACAGATCGAAACACTTCCTGGAGGGGAAAACCTTGGGCAGATCCAAGACGTTGAATACTTCCAAAAGAAACTATATCAAGCATTGAATGTTCCAATCTCGAGACAGCAACAGCAATCAGGTTTAAACTTTGGTCGTGCTGCTGAGATTAATCGTGACGAATGGAAGTTTACAAAGTTTATTGCTAGACTTCGTCGTCGCTTCTCGTTAATTTTTGATGACCTCCTAAAGACACAGTTGATTCTCAAGGGAATCATAACTGAAGCAGACTGGGAAGCAATCAAATATAAGATTCAATACAACTATGCAACTGATGCATATTACACAGAATCAAAAGAACAGCAAATCCTTCAGTCTCGTATCGAGATTCTGAATGGAATGGCGAATTATATTGGTTCGCTCTACAGCAAGGAATATGTCCAAAAGAATATTCTGAAACTTACTGATGATGAGATAGCAGAAATCGAAGCAGCGAATGAAGCAAATCCACCAGAAGTTCCACCTGCAGAAGAGCAACCGCCACAACCAGAACAAACTGAACAAGGATAATTATTATGGAAAACAATGTAGCAGATTTAATAAATAGCATTGAAAGCGGTACTCTTGCCGATGCAGAACAAGTATTTAATGATATTATGGACATTAAAGCGGGAACTGCATTAGATGCATACAGACAGCAGATTGCCATGAACGTTTTTAATGGTCAAGAATCAGAACCTGAAGAAGAATCTGATACTGACACCCAAGACGAATCAGATGAAGACTTTACGGGAGAAGAAGATGCTGAAGTTTAAAGATTTAATGGAAAGAATCAATGAAACTCGCTCATTGAATCTTGAAGAAGTTGAGCAGACCGACGAAGCACTAAAGGGTAATCAACATAAGATTGATGCCAATAAGAATGGTAAGGTTGACGGACACGATTTCAAGATTTTGCGTAATGCAAAGAAAGCAAGATACCAGTAAGGAATAACAGATGGCGACTAAAGCAGTTCTCAAACTAACACAGGTTCATGGTGTTGTAAAGGTGCGTGGTACTGGGTCAGCCACAATTGCACTTGCTACGGACTTGAAGAAAGCATCAGAAACCCAGTCTTCACCAAAGGCAAATATTCGCACTCTTCATTGGGCACTATCGGTAGGTTCTACTGCTACTATTACTAGAAATAGTGTTGTCCTATACTATCTTTCTGGTTCAGGAAAGATGGAATTTATGGGATGGTCAGACAATGAAGAAAATGGATCCGACGTTGTTGTCGATTTCTCATCGGGCACTGGATCTGTAGTTCTGGAACTCGCTAAGATCTCTGGTTATGGTCCGCAGCAACATCAAGACCAAGGAGATCTAGGATAATGAAACTTATTACTGAAGTCGTTGAAGACGTAAACCTATTAGTCGAAGAAACAAACGGCAAGAAAACACACTTCATTGAAGGTGTGTTTCTACAATCCAATTTGGCAAACCGAAATGGTCGTGTTTATCCAAAAGAGATTATGTCAAAAGAAGTTGAAAGATATAATGAAAGTTATGTCAAATCAAATCGTGCTCTTGGCGAACTCGGTCACCCAGATGGTCCATCGATCAATCTAGATCGTGTTTCTCACATGATCGTTTCTCTCAGAGAAGACGGTGATAATTATATTGGTAAAGCAAAACTCATGGATACTCCAATGGGTAATATTGCTAAAGGTCTTATCGAAGGTGGTGCTAAACTTGGTGTTTCATCCCGTGGTATGGGTACATTGAAAGCAAACAAAGACGGTATCAATGAAGTCCAGGACGACTTCTATCTTGCCACTGCTGCTGACATTGTGGCAGATCCTTCTGCTCCTGACGCATTCGTCCAGGGCATTATGGAAAATAAAGAATGGGTTGTGGTTAATGGTGTATGGACTGAGCAAGCATGCGACATGTCTAAGAAGTTGATCAAGAAAGCATCCAGAAAAGAATTGGAAGAAGCGAAGTTGAGAGTATTTGAATCTTTCTTAAATCGTATCTCCCGTAAAACAAAAGTTTTATAAATATTATATAATCTCGAATTCTAGGAGAAGCAAATGAATGTAGAAAACAAGATCAGAGAGTTGCTTAATAAAAAGCAACTATCCGAGGAAAATGCTGGTCCAATGGGCGCAGCAAAGGGTAAGGATACATCAATTCCAGCGAAAACTGCAGGCGATACAAAAAATCCTCGCCAAGGTTCTTCGGAAGATGCAACCATTTCAAGCGAACGTGATCAGGAAACTGATAATCCAGGTGCTAAAGAAGCAGCACCAATCGCTGACAACAAGAGCAAGATTTCGCAATCAGGCGCTGGCGCTGCACCAAACTTCAGCACTGTTGCTGATCCAACATCAGTTGTAAATCAAGCATCGTCAAAGGGTAATGTTCACCAAGAAGAATTCGACCCAGAAGATGACGCAGATCTAGACGATGCTGAAGATGCAGATCTAGAAGATGACGCAGATCTAGATCTTGAAGAAGATTTTGCTGCCGATCTAGCAACTCTTTTTGATGGCAATGAAAATCTAACAGAAGATTTCCGTAGCAAGGCATCATCGCTCTTTGAAGCAATGGTTGTTGCTCGTGTAAGTAACGAAGTAGGACTCATCGAAGACCGTCTGGTTTCAGAAGCCGCTGAGTTAATGGAAGAATATAAGTCGGAACTCGTAGAGAAGGTTGATTCTTATCTCGGTTACGTAATTGAAAATTGGATTCAAGAAAATCAACTAGCAGTGGAAAACGGTCTCCGTACTGACATTGCTGAAGATTTCATTGAAGGTCTAAAGACACTTTTCGCAGAGCATTATGTTGATGTCCCAGAAGACAAATACGATGTTCTAGGTGAAATGCAATCACAGATTGAAGAAATTTCTTCGAAACTGGATGAAGCAATCGCTGCTAATGTAGAACTACACAATGCTAATATCGAACTCAACAAAGAAAGTGTTCTTTCTGTCGTTGCAGAAGGTTTAGCAAAAACAGACGCTGAGAAATTCAAGTCGTTGGTCGCTGATGTAGAATTCGAGAATGCAGATATCTTTGAAGAAAAACTGAATGTCATCAAGGAAAATTATTTCCCTAAGACTAGAACTCTTTCAGAAGAGAAGTTTGACGATGGAGTTGAAAATGACTTCAGCGAATCATCAACGGTAAGTCAGTATATCAAGGCACTTGACGTACTTTCTGCTAAAAATTAATTTTATATAAATAAATCTATTGAACACCTAAAAGGGGAAAACTAAATGTTTCTTTCAGAGCAACTAACAAAAAAGTGGGAACCAGTTCTCAACCATGACGGACTTGGCCAGATCTCAGACAAATACAAGCGTGCAGTTACTGCTGTAGTTCTTGAAAACCAAGAGAAGGCACTTCGTGAAGAGCGTACTGCTCTTTTCGAAACTCCAGCAAACAACATCGCTGGTACTGGTGATAGCAACATCGATCGCTACGATCCAATCCTAATCTCGCTCGTTCGTCGTGCGTTGCCAAACCTAATGGCATACGACGTTGCTGGCGTTCAACCTATGACTGGTCCAACTGGTCTTATCTTCGCGATGAAGTCGAAGTATTCGACACAGGCAGGAGCAGAAGCACTCTTCAACGAAGCAGATACAGACTTCTCTGGTGCGGCATCGCCTGCACACGATGGTTCGAACCCAGTTGATGGTACTTACACCACTGGTCTTGGTATCGCAACAGTAGACGCTGAGCAACTTGGCGAAACTGGTGGAACTGACTTCAACGAAATGGCATTCTCGATCGAGAAAACAACTGTAACTGCTAAGACACGTGCGCTAAAGGCAGAATACACAGTAGAACTCGCTCAAGATCTCAAGGCAATTCACGGTCTTGACGCTGAAGGCGAACTTTCCAACATCCTTTCACAAGAAATTCTTGCTGAAATCAACCGCGAAGTTATCCGTACGATCTACAAGGTTGCTAAGACAGGTGCTGCTTCGACTGCAACTGCTGGTACTTTCGATCTTGACGTTGACTCAAACGGTCGTTGGTCGGTTGAGCGTTTCAAGGGTCTTCTGTTCAACATCGAACGTGACGCTAACGTAATCGCTCAAGACACCCGTCGTGGTAAGGGTAACTTCATTATCTGTTCGTCAGACGTTGCTGCTGCTCTTGCAATGGCAGGTATGCTTGACACAGGTGGTGCACTTAATGGTTCGCCAACTCTTCAAGTTGATGACACAGGCAATACCTTCGTTGGTACGCTGAACGGTCGTTACAAGGTATTCGTTGATCCTTACTCAGCAAACACTGGCGCTGCATCGCAGTTCTATGTTGTTGGTTATAAGGGTGCTAATGCTTATGACGCTGGTATCTTCTATTGCCCATACGTTCCACTACAAATGGTTCGTGCTATCGACCCTAACACCTTCCAACCAAAAATTGGTTTCAAGACTCGTTACGGCATGATCGCTAACCCATTCGTAACTCAGTCGAACGGTACAACTGACGGTGATACATTCACTGCCAACCGCAACCAATACTATCGTCGCGTTAAGGTTACTAACCTTATGTAATCGATACCTCTCCGTTAGAGAGAGGGTTGCTAAGAAACTGGGGGGAGCAGAAATGCTCTCCCCATTTTCATTATAAATAGTATGAAACAAATGAGGGTAACATGGTATTAAAAACATCACTTGGTGTAACAGAAGCGAACTGGGTTAATCAACAACCCAGTGATCTCGATTATCTGAAACCAAATGGATTTAAATTCCAGATTCACAATCTACCAAACGTTTCGTATTTCTGTCAGGCAGCAAATATTCCAGCGATACAACTTGGTTCGCCTACATTCCAAACACCATTGTCAGATATTCCAGTTCCAGGCGATAAACTAGCATACGGCGATCTGGTGATCAGGTTTCTTGTTCAAGAAAATATGAGCAACTACATCGAATTGTATAATTGGTTAATCGGTCTTGGGTTCCCAACAGATCGTCAGCAATACAAAGATTGGAACGAGGGTCAAAGATACAGATTCCCAGCAGTTTCTGATAAAAGACTTGGCGCACTAGGTAACTTCTCTGATGCAGACTTCTTTATTCTCGACTCTGATAATAATCCAAACGTAAAGATCTCATACTATGATGTGTTTCCCGTGAGTCTAGAGGGTCTTGACTTTGACATCAGTACTGGTAGAGCAGACTTCCTACAAGGTATCGCCGCATTTAAATATCGACATTATGAAATTACACCACTTTAAGTATTGACTTTCGCGCAATTTTATAGTATGATTATATTATTTTTCTATTGAGGGCATTATGAAACTATCTGAAATCCAAGAGTCATGGTCTAATGACTGTAAGATCGACCAATTAAATCTTGGTCCGGAATCAACTAAGACACCAGAGTTGCATTCCAAGTATCTTAACATACTATCAAATTCCAAACTGCAGTTGCGCAAGGCAGAGGCAGATTATTATCGCTTGCGCAGAACTAAGATGCGGTATTATCGCGGAGAACTTACACGCGAAGAACTAGAAGAACATGGATGGAATCAATACCAAGGTCTCAAACCACTAAAGAATGAGATGGATGATGTTCTTCAATGTGATGAAGAGATGATCAAACAGCAAGATAAGATTGATTATATCAAAGCAGTCCTATACCAATTAGAGCAGATTCTGCGGTCACTAAATAGTAGGACATGGGATATTAAGTCCGCGATTGAGTGGACCAAGTTTACAAATGGATTAATGTGACCGATCTAACCATCACTAAAAAAGATGAAGTGTATCTGAATGTGGAATGCGACCCTAGCATTGCACAGGAACTCAACGACTACTTTACGTTTGATGTTCCAGGAGCAAAATTCATGCCGACCTATCGTGCAAAGATATGGGACGGTAAAGCACGTTTGTTCAACATGTGGACTAAAGAACTTTACGTGGGTCTTCTTCCATATCTAAGAGAATTTTGCCAGCGTAATGATTATGAGATGGACGTTCAGATCGAACGTATCGGCGATCCAATAACCTACGAAGAACTGGTTGAATATGCTGACTCGTTGAATCTTCACTCGCAGGGTCAACCGATCGAGGCGAGAGATTACCAGTTGGATGCTGTCAAGTATGCGATTCGCATTGGCAGAACTCTGCTATTGTCACCAACTGCATCTGGTAAGTCATTGATCATCTACCTGCTAATGCGTTACCACCAGAAGTTTGGGCGCAAGCAATTGATTATCGTTCCAACCACTTCCCTAGTTGAACAAATGTATAAGGACTTCCAAGATTATGCCTCGGAAACAGACTGGAAAGCAAGTTATAATTGCGCGAGAATCTATTCGGGGTTCGAGAAGTCGAATGAGTATCCCATTACTATATCAACGTGGCAATCCATCTACAAATTACCTAAAAAGTTTTTTGATGAGTTTGATGTTATATATGGAGACGAAGCGCATCTTTTCAAAGCGAAATCGCTGACGTCAATCTTCAATAAGTGCACCAAGACTAAGTTTCGCATCGGAACTACTGGTACTCTCGACGGGACTAAGACGCATAAGTTAATTCTCGAGGGTCTGTTCGGTAAGGTGCATAAGGTTATCTCGACCAAAGAATTAATGGAACAAGGATCTGTTGCTGATCTAGACATAACTTGCATCGTGTTAGATTATGCTGATGAAGAGAAGAAAGCACTAACGAAGTATACCTACCAAGAAGAAATGGACTGGTTGGTAACACACCAAAAACGCAACAACATAATCAAGAATCTAGCAACCACACAAAAAGGCAACACGCTGGTGC